ATACACCTTTAATCGATAATCAGTATATTGGATCTTTAACCGTTTCAAAATTAACTGCTGGTACAATTGGGGCTCATACTATCAATCTTAATGGAGCAAACTCTATTATTCAATCAACCACTTATCTAGACACTTCAGGTACACAAGGTTGGCAGATTAGAGGAGATGGTCATTTTAGTTTAGGTGGGCCAAATGGAATTACTTACGATAATGAAAGTATAACAATTGGATCTGATGTTCAGGTCCAAGCAAACTTAGCTGCAGATAGTATTAGTGTGGGTTCAGGCGGAAACCTGTTAAATATTAATGGCGCCATCAATTCTGGTGCAGGTGGAATGACACTGGGCTCTGGAGGATTCAACTATTGGTACACCAACGGACAGTTCAGAACTGGAAATGCAACTAATTTTGTTTCATGGAATGGTACAGCTCTATCTATAAGAGGGACTTTGCAGTTTGCAGATGGAACAACTCCTGGGACATTTGATAATGGTGATGCAATTACTGGTGGATCAATTGCAGGACTAACTATAAGTCCTACAAAAATGTATATTGGAACAGGAACTTTTAATAATGCGAACACAGCATTTTATGTTGACAACGCTGGTCAATTTTCATTAAAAGATCAATTGAGTTGGAATGGAAATACTTTAACTATTGGCGGCAATGCAGCAACAAGTTTAATTACTGGCGGACAAGTAAACTCTAACGTAACTGCAATTAGTGGTGGAGTCATTACTACTGGAACAATTAATCTAGGTGTTGTAAATGTTCAGACTGGATCGAGTGGAGCAAGATTACAAATAAATTCAACAGGAATAAAAGCATATAATTCTTCAGGTACCAATACTGTTTCAATAGGATCAGATGGCATAGCATCTTTTACCGGAACAATAACTGCAGCATCGGGCACACTAGGTGGATGGAATATAGGAATTGTAGATCAGAATGGGAGTGGTGCATTAAGTGGAGCTTTATACAATGGTTCTGGATCTTCTTTGAGCGCAATTGCACCTGGTGGTTGGGCATGGTTTTCTTCAAGGATTATAACCCCACTTATAGGTGGTTATGGTTCAGGAACTTCAAGTTCAGGTGGAGGATTGCAATCTATGTTTATAAGAAATATCCAGTATGGTGGCGGTAGACCAAACGGTGGTGCCATTGGTGACATATATCTATCGTAGGATTTATTATGACTATACAAATTAAAACAGGCGCTGGAGCTAATGATTGGTCAACTGTAACTAATCCACAAATTAAAACAGGTGCAGGAGCAAATGATTGGGTTAATGTTAATAAAGGCGAAATTAAAACAGGTGCAGGAGCAAATGATTGGACTACATTTTATCAAAGATTTAGTGGAGCAACTAATCCAACTATAACTTCATCCTCTAAAACATTTACCTCAGTAACAGTAAGAGTTCAAACTTCAAATCCAGAAAGAAAAAGAGTAATTGTTTACAGGGGTACTGATTTAGGAACAGTGCAAGCTTTTCCCCTCGCAGAAAATTCACCGACTAGTAGTAGCATCGATCAAACATTTACTTTTTCAGGACTAACAGATAATACATCTTACACTTTCTATTGTTATACAAATTTTTACGCAGAAGATGGAACATTTATAGAAAGCAGTGAAACTGTTAGTGTAACTGTAACAACATCAGCTTATACAATTACAACTCCAACTACTCCCACAAATACTAGTAGAGGCCAAAATGCACTTAACTTTGAAGCAACATCAAATGCAAACTATAGCACTAATGCAAGCACTACTTATATTGAATTTGAATTAGAGGCATTAGACATATTTAGTACTTGGTATTATGTCGCAAGTGAAAATAGTACTAATTTAACAGCAAATGATAGCGATCAAGCTAAGCAGGTAACATTTGCAAATCTTACATCGGGCACAACATATCGATGTAGGGCAAGAACAGTATATTCTACAATTAGTAAAAATTCAGGTTGGAGTGCGTACTCCACAAATATAACAACTTTAAAAACAGTGGTAAAAAGTACTGGTTTTGTTTCCTCTAATAATACTGATCATCTTTCATCTGGTGTAATAATAGCTAGTTCTGAATTCACACCAGATTGGCCAAAATCAAACGCATCAAATAACAACTTTGATGATCAATGGTTATCCTATCCTTGGGCATCAATAACTAATGACTCAGAAGCAAGAACAGTAGTAAACGCAGCACGAGGGCTTGGTGTATTGGTGGTAACTCCAACTACAGCCTTTACTGGTGGAGTAGCAGATGAAGCACAGCTAAGTGGAGTTACGAATGTAAGATATACTTCAGTAAGAGTTTGGACTAGAAATACAAGTTTTGGAAGAGCTGTAACTTTGTACTTTCTATCAGATGTTCCATTTGGAGCTGGTACTACAGTTACATTAAGCGGTTTTAGCGGTTTAAATATAGATGGATCTAGGACTATAGGTGGAGTTGATACATATTCTCCAGAACCAGGTGTTATTTTTTATAGAAAAACATTTTTTTTAAGTACCGCAGTTCTAACAGGAAACGAAGCTAATCCAACTATTTTCCTTAATGCATACGCGCAGATTGGTTCATTTAGTACAAATAAAACAAAACAAGCACCTTTTTCTGTTACAACAAACTCTGATGGAAATATTACAAATATTGCGTTCTCAGATTCTGGAACTGCATTTCCAAATGCAAGACTAGTTAATGGTACATTAACTAGATATTATAAAACTTATACCCCAAAAGGCGCTGGATCAGAAACTTTAAATGTTTTATTTCAGCCAAAAAGTACCTACACAAATTCAAGAATGATTAGTGGATCAAATCATTTAAGAATTAAAAATGGAGGTCAGGCTAGAACAATTACTGCATCAATAAATGGAACAAGTTTGGGTTCACTAGCATTCACCGCTGACGAGACAAAAGATTTTTCAATACCAAGTCAAATTACCCCCTTATACGACGCTTACCTAGGGCAAAGTTATTTTAATGTGGCCTTATCAGTTCCAAGAATTGCAACAGCTTATGGTTATTATGCAACGATATATGAAGTTCAAATTTCTTATAGTCACAATGTTTTAGAGTAAAATATGAGATATATAAAAATATTATCAAAACCATTATATGATTATGTTCTTGAAAATTGGGAACAACTGTTATTAGAAGTTATGGATATATCTCCATTTTTTTCCGAAACAGATAAACAGACAAACTATATATATTTTTTTGCGTATATTAATCAAAATACTCCATTAAATCTTTTAAGTGAAAATTATAAAAAAGCAACACAAATACAAGAACTATCTTACAAAGAAGTTAAAGAAGCTATCGAAAGTACGTCTTGGATATATCGCTGTAGGAAGAATGTAAGTGGAAAGATAAATATTTACCAAAAGAAAAATGTAAAGAATAATATATACACCGATCCAAGGAATAAACCATATGATTCATGGATATGGAATTCTATCGAAAATAAGTGGCAAGCACCAATACCTCATCCAATTCAACCAGAAACTAAATTTGTTTGGGATAAAATATCTAAAAAATGGATAAAAAATAAAAAATATTATTTATATTCCTGGAATGAGCAAAAAAAAATATGGCAATTTGTTGATGATAAAGTAAATCAGATGCTATAATGTATAAATAGAAAAGAGTAAAAATATGAATGATTTAGATGTAAATATTTTAGTTCAAACCTTTAATGAAAGATTAGCTTCACTTATAACAGAAGTTGTTATAAAAGAAGCTACAATTAAACAATTAAAAGGTGAAATGGAAAAAATGATGGAAGTCGTTAGAGCTACAAAACAAAATAAAAAGCAAGAAGATAAAAAACAATTAGATAATTTTGAATGAGGTAAATAAAATGTCAGAAGAAACAATAGAAGAAACTAAAGCAACTGTTCCAGTAGAAGCTAAAGAATTTGTAATTGAAATTAAAATTTCAGACGCTAATCTTCAATATAGAAGTGATTTTAATGAAGCAGAAACAGTATTTTGGCTGGAGTCAGTAAAAGACTTAGTTATTAAGAACGCCTTTGAAAAGGGCAACTTACAGCAAAACAACTAGTTATAAAAACTGGCTAAATTAAGTACTATTTTGTTAGACTTTTTAATTTGGAGAAAAAATGGCCGTATTAGACTTTTTGCCGTTCAGGCAAATAAATCAATCCTCTAACAATGTTGTAGCTAAGGCTCTTGATTCTGAGGAGATTAAATCCATAAGCAAGGTAATGAAAGTTGCTGCGTTAGCACTTGGTTTTCAGGGTACTACATATTATTACAATACAAGAGCAACTTTTGAACCTGCACCTTATGACTTTGATCGTATTATGCAGGCATCCGATACCGACTCCTATGTTAAACAAGCTTTATTTAAATACAAGGAACTCTTTTGGAAAGAGGGCTGGAAAATTGCTGGAGAGAATCCAGAGGCTGTAGCATATCTCTATGAAAGAATAGATTTTATGGAAATGGCAATGAAAAGGCCATTTTTAGATTTCTTAACTGAAATATCAGACCAGCTATTTAAATACGCAAATGCCTTCATAGTTAAGGCTAGGGGTGATATTTCTGACTATTTTCCACGAACATTAAACTCAATGAATGGTGGTCAGCCTGTTGTTGGATATTATTTAATTCCAACTGAACAAGTTAGAATTTTAAGAGACAAGTTTAATAGGCCAAAGTCTTATCAGCAAGCAACAGATCCGCTAACCTATTCACCAACTGAAAGAGATCCAGTTTGGACAGCTGACAGAGTAGTGCACATGCACATTGATAGAAAAACTGGTCGAGCTTTTGGTACACCATTTTTAAGCTCAGTACTTGATGATATTATAGCTTTACGACAAATGGAAGAAGATATTCAAAATCTTGTTCATAGAGAATTGTTTCCATTGTACAAATATAAAATTGGCACACCCGAACAACCAGCTGAACCAGATGAAATTGATAAAGCTGCTAGCGAGATAGAGAATATGCGAGCAGAAGGTGGTCTAATAATTCCGCATAGACATGATATTGACGTTGTTAATTCTGGTAATGCGGGACTAGATGCATCAAAGTACTTAGAGCACTTTAAAGAAAGAGTTGCAGTTGGTTTGGGTGTAGCTCCACATCATTTAGGAATGATGATGAACGGCGGTAATAGATCTGTTACAGATCGTTTAGATACAGCTTTATACGATAAGATAAAGCAATATCAAAAACTATTTGCTGAGATGGTAAGAGTTAATATATTCAATGAATTATTACTTGAGGGTGGTTTTGACCCAATAACTAATCCAATGGAAGATGGAATATCTGATAGATGTTATTTTAAATTTAACGAGATAGACGTCGATACTCAAGTTAAAAAAGAAACTCATATAATTCAAAAATATGTAAATAATATAA